TGGGGAGCAATCTCTAGTATTGTAGACAATAGCGGAATAAATCTTGGTACAATAAACCCGTTTAGATATCGTTCATACTACTATGACGAAGAAACACAACTTTACTATTTAAATAGTAGATATTATAATCCAGAATGGAAAAGGTTTGTTAATGCTGATGCGTTAATAACTGGAAATGGGCTTAATAGTAATAATTTATATTGTTATTGCAATAATGAGCCGATTTTTCAAGAAGATTCAAGTGGATATTTTGCTTGTTTTATGAAGAAAGGGGTTTTAGGCGGATTTATATCATCAATAACAAAATTAACATCAAATATAGTGTTAAAAAAACCGATATTCGAAGATGTTGGAACAAGTTTTGTTACAGGATTTATAAGTGGAGCAATAGATGGTCTTTTTAACAACTATTTCGTTAACTTGGGAATATCAATAATCTTTGAAGCATATAATGTGGTCTATGGAGATAGCACCATAACAGAAGCGGTATGTAATGTCGGTATAGATGCACTGTTTGGTGCTATTACGTTAGAAGAAATAGCTAAATCATCAAATCAATTCAAACTTTCTGAATTAAGTAATAATCAAAAAGACATATTTTCATATATTACACAAGCATCAGGTGAATATACGAAAAACATAACTAACGATACTATAAAAAAAAGTTCGGATAAGAAGAATATCGCTAATAACAGCTATTCGAAAAATAATACAATTAAAGAAAAGCTACTTCCAAGAAAACTGAGAAAACCCAAAAGCCCACCAAAAAATGCAAGAGAATTTATAGAAATGTCCAATAATAAAAGTATTCCAAGCGAAACTTGGACAACTATAATAAATACCATAAATATGGGTTATTGCAAATTATAATAAAGCATAATAAAATAAAAAAAGGAGTGATTATGAAATGAATAGAAAAAAAATAGAAACAATAATGTTAATATTAGAAATAAGCGTAATCATTTTCTTTTTTTTGTTTTATTATCTTATAGATAAAATACATGAAAATTTTGTATACATGTATATTCCAATAGCTCTAATTCAAATTATATTACTACACAAATACGAAATTTTACTTTTAAAATATCCAAAAAAAAGGATTGAAATAAAAGAAAAAAAGACAGGTGTATCTAATTCATTTGCATATGAAAGTATAGAGAATTATCTTAATCAAAAATACAAATTAGAAGTCGAAAATAAAAAGCAAGAACAAACAATACGTTTTTATAAAAATAAAAGTATTTTATCCGTTTATACAAAATTCGTCGCTTTAATAAAATGTACAGAATTAGATGATGGCATTATACAATACTTAGAAAGACAAATATATAAAATTGATAAAATAACAACGCTTCTTAATTGCGATTTCAAAATCATTATAGTGATAGAAAAAAGTAATCAAACAAGTGAAGAATTTTTGAAAAAAAATATGATATTAAAAACCAAAGCTGGATCAATCTATGGCAAAGCGGTAAATCCAATAATAATTAATGATGGGAAAATATATCTGAGTGGTTGCGATCCGACTAATATATTAGAATTAACTTATTACAGAAATTGTGCTTTTTATAATAAGGTATTCAAAATCATCAAAAAAAAGAAAACTGCTTAGTTTTCTTTTTTAAATCCTTAATAATAATTTCTCTATATATTCAACAACCTTATAAAGAATATAAGATATAATAATTAAAAGTAAAATACCACTAATTACTAAATCTAAATTAAATACTTGAGTACCATATATTATTAGATAACCTAATCCAGCTTGACTAACTAAAAATTCACCAGTAATAACACCTATCAAACTCATACTAATGCTTAATTTAAATGAACTAATTATCGTCTTATAATTACTAGGTATTACTAAATACTTAAGTATCTGATACTTACTTGCTTTAAATGATTTCATTAACTTTAATCTAGTCTTATCAGTACTATAAAAACCATTAGTAATTACAACAACACTAACTATTAAATTAATAAGTATTGCCATTAGAATAATACTCTTTGTATTAGCCCCAGCTATAATAATTATCATTGGACCTAATGCTACTTTAGGTAATGAATTTAAACAAGTTAGGAATGGATCTAATACTTTATATAATCTATTAGATAAATAGAGTAGTATAGAAATACCAATACTTAAAACCAAACCAATACCAAAAGCAATTAAAGTCTCATAAACAGTAACCCATATATGATGAAACAAATCACCACCAAGATATAAATTATATATAGTATCTATTACTTTAGAAGGACTACTAAATATAAATGAATTAATAATATTATGACTACTTAAATATTGCCAAGTAGCAAAGAATACAACTACTATCAATACTTGTATAACAAAGATAAATAGTTTATTAAGTTTATACCTTATAATAAAATCTCTTTGTTCCTTAGACATTTAAATCCTTACTTATCAAACTATAATAATAATCAAATTTATTATCTTTTCTATTATTAGTAGGTATATCCTTATTATCTAAATCTATCTTATATATACTTTTTACTTTAGCAGGTCCTTTACTTAAAACAATAACTTTATCAGCCATAGATATGGCTTCGCTTATCTACAATAAAACCGGTATAAAATATTTAAATTTATGATATAATCATTCCGGAAGTAGTAGTGGTATTTATGAAGTTAAAAAATAAAAAGATATTAATGTTAATACTATTTTTATTTATATATCAAACAAGTTTATATTTAATAGCAAAGATAACTCCAATAGAAATAAATGTAGTAGGGAATGCTATTGATAATAAGATTCCTTTTATTCCACAATTTATATTTGCATATATTAGTTGGTATGTAATGTTATTTTTAGTACCATATATATTCTATAAAACGAATCCTAAGAGCTTTAATAAATACTATATAACTACATTCTTATGTATAACAATTGGTTTATTCATATACTTCTTTTATCCAACTACTATGTATAGAGCAGATATAGAATTTAAGAGTATAAGTGAATACTTAGTTAATATAATCTATAAAATGGATACACCAGTATTAAATTGCTTTCCAAGTATGCATTGTGTAATATCATTCATATTTATTTATGTATCTTTAACTGAAAAGAACCTAAATATAAAATATAAAGTATTACTAACAATATGGTCATTACTAGTTATAGTATCAACACTACTAGTAAAACAACATGTACTAGTAGATGTAATATCAGCATTTATACTATCTCTTATAGTATTCGTACTAGTATCAAATATAAAATATTTAAAAGACTTTGATGTAATTAAGCGTTAAAAGTCTTTTTTTTCATATAATTTATTGAGTTGATTATATGAATATTAATACTGCAATATATGTAAGAGTATCTACTGAAGAACAAGCATTAAATGGTTTTTCAATAAGAGCTCAAAAAGAAAAGTTAATGTATTATGCAAATAAAATAAAAGACTGGAATGTATATAAAGTCTATTCTGATGAAGGGATAAGTGGAAAAGATATCAATAATAGACCATCTCTCCAAGAAATGTTAACTGATATAAAGAATAAAAAAGTTAATAATGTATTGGTCTTTAAAATAGATCGTTTAACTCGTTCTACCAAAGACTTAATAGATTTAATAGAACTATTTAATAACTATGATTGTGACTTTAATTCTTTAAATGAATCTATTGATACTTCAAGTGCAACAGGAAGAATGTTCATTAAAATAATAGGTATATTTGCTGAATTTGAAAGAGAAAACATAGTAGAAAGAGTCAAACTAGGTTTTGAAAGAAAAGTAAGAGAAGGTAATAGTATATGCAGTTGTACTCCTCCTTTAGGTTACAATCGTCCAAAAGGAAGCGATAAGCTCATCATAAACAAAAAAGAAGCAATAATAGTAAAAGAAATATTTAACTACTATCTAAATAATAAAAGTATTACTGATATAGTAAAAATATTAAATAATAAAAATATAAAAACTAAAAAGAATAAACAATGGACATATAAAACTATAAAGTTAATACTTACTAATCCTACATATATAGGTAAAGTTAGATATGGTATAAATCAGAAATACTATTTTGAACAAACAGGTAATCACAAACCTATCATAAGTATAAATGACTATAATAAAGTTCAAAATAAACTATCAAAGAAACAAATAACAGATGCTTACTATTCACATATATTAAAATGCCAATGTGGTAAAGATATGGTTACTAAAAGAATTTATAAAAATAAAAAAGTCTATATTAATTATAGATGTATAGAAAAGAATAAAACATGTAACAAAGACATAAGCCACTTAAAACTAGATAAAATGTTAATTAGTATAAATCCCAATTGGAAACATTATTCTTTAGAACAAAAAAATACAATATTACACAATAATATTGTATTAAGAATAGAAAATAATACTTTAAAATCTAACTATAATTTATCTAATCTTTAATTAATAGTTAGGTTAAAATAACATAACTTCACCTATATCATGAGTAACCATAATAGTCGTCTTACCTGTATCTTTAATTATCTTATAAACATCATCAGATACATTAAGTCTAGTACTATAATCTAAAGCAGAAAAAGCTTCATCTAAGAATAATATATCTGGCTTTATAGCAAGCGTTCTAATTAAAGCAACTCTTTGTTTCATACCACCAGATAACTGACTAGGTCTTTTATCTTTAAAACCATCTAATTTATATTTTTTTAGTAAATTAAGAGCATACTTACGAGTATTATTATTAAGTTTCTTTTGTATCTTTAAACCTAATAATATATTATTTTCAATACTCATATGTTCTAATAAAGCATCATCTTGTAACATATACCCAGTAACAATATTATCTTTCATATATTTAATATCACCACTAGTTTTATCTTCTAATCCAGCCAGTATAGAAAGAAGAGTACTCTTACCACAACCACTCATTCCTACAATAGCAACAAATTCACCTTCATCTACTGAGAATGTTATATCTTCTAATGCTTTAATCTCTCCATCAATAGTATTATACTTTTTACTTACATTACATACTTCAAGTATTTTATTCATTTAAATCTATAACTAATTTATCAAAAGGTACATAATCATCAAGTAAATCATTATCTATCATTATATTCTCTAAATTCTTATAACTATCTTCATTAATAGAAGTAGTAGTTAACCAACTATCAGCATCTCTATATCTTTTAACTATCTTTTCTACATCATAAAGTGAAGTATCAGGAAATTGATCAATTATAGCTAAAGCAACTTCATTATCATTATGTGTTCTTACATATTCTAAACCTTTATTAATAGCATTATTAAATCTACGTACTAAGTCTTGATTATTATCTATAAAACTCTTTCTTGCATAGAAAGCAGTATAAGGCATCTCTCCAGATAATTCACCAACACTACCAACTACATAACCTAATCCTTGACTTTCTAACTTTGTAGCATTAGGTTCTCTTAATGTATAAGTATGAATATATTTCTATAAAGGAAGTGAATTATGACTAAAGAAAAACTTTATATAGAAATATCTCTTTTAATAAATAAAACCTTATATGAAGAAGAAACAATAACTTACCAAGAATACTTATTAGCAGAAGAAATAATTCTAAACAAATTACAAACAATTACATGAACTTAATAAGTATTAGAAATAAACTACTAACAGGAACACCTATATCTAATCTTAACTTAAGAGTAACTTACTACGGAAGAGTATCTACTAATCAAGATATTCAATTATCGTCTTTATCTAATCAAGAAGATTACTTTAAACAAATGATACAAAATAATATTAATTGGACTTATATAGAAGGATATATAGATGAAGGTATAACTGGTACATCTACATTAAAAAGAACTAACTTCTTAAGAATGATAAATGATGCTAAACAAAATAAATTTGATCTAATAATTACAAAAGAGATATCTAGATTCTCAAGAAATACTTTAGACAGTATTAAATATACAAGAGAATTATTAAATTATGGAGTAGCAGTATTATTCTTAAACGATAATATAAATACTATATATCCGGACAGTGAACTAAGATTAACTATCATGTCTAGTATGGCTCAAGATGAAATAAGACGTCTATCAGAAAGAGTTAAGTTTGGAGTATCTATGTCTATTAAGAAAGGTAAACTACTAGGTAACAATAAACTCTATGGTTATAATAAGAAAAATAACAAGTTATACATAAATAAGAAAGAATCTCTAATTATAAAAGAAATATTTACATTATATGGTATCTATAATAAGTCAACTACATATATTAGAGATTATCTAAATAATAAAGGAATAACTACTAATTATGGTAATAAATGGTCAACAACGACAATACTACGTATATTAAAGAACCCTAAATATAAAGGATTTTACTGTGCTAACAAAACATTTACAGAAGATTATATGTCTAAAAAAGTTAAATACTTGTCAAAAGAGGAGTGGGTAATATACAAATCATCTAAACAAATCCCCATAATTATAGAAGAATCTCTCTGGAATAAAGTTAACAACAAGTTAACAAATAATAGTAAACATATTACTAAAAATGTATCTCTATATACAAATAAACTTATATGTACTATACACAATAAACCTCTATATAAAAGACATAATAAGAATGATACATCATGGATATGTTCATATCACTTACATAACAAAGATAATAAATGTTACATAAATATTAAGGAAAAAGAAATAACTAATATCTTAAACAATATAATAAATAAACTTAATATCAACTATTCTTTAATATTAAAAGAATTATCTAATATTTATAAAAAAGAAGTATCTCTACCTAATATAAACATAATACCTATATTACTAGATAACATGTTAATAACTAAGTATTTATCAACATACATACTAAAGATAAAACTAAATACTATAGATAAACCTAATATAAAAGATTTAATAAATGATAAATATCAAATTGAACTTTTATAATTATTTGTTATAATACACCCAAGAGATGATTATTATGGAATTATGTACAGATCCACACTTTTTACAAGTGTTTTATATATTAAAGGTAACTTTTAAAATAGTATTAACTATCGTACCTATAATATTTATGATTATGATATTTAAAGATATATTTGCTGCTGTAGTAAATGCTAAACCTCAAGAAGAACTAACTAATGTATTCTCTAAATCTATTAAAAGATTTATATCAGCTATAGTAATATATTTTCTACCAAGTTTATTTACTTTTATATTTACTGATTTAGTACCAGTAGATACTACTATGAATGTATGTTTTACTAATGCTTCAGTAGAGAAGATTAATGAGTATAAGAACATGTCAGAAGAAGAAAGAAAAGAAGAAGCAAAGAACAGACAAGAAGCATTAAAAGATGCAGCAGAAAAAAGACAAGAAGAGGAAGAAAAACTTAACGAAATAATAAAACAAGATAGAGAAGAACAAAAGAATAATCAAATAACTGGCGGTAACGGAACAAGTACACAAACCGGTACAAGTAGTAATCCTAACTTAGTATTAAAATCTTACTCAGGAGTTAAAAATGTTAATTATTGGGAATTAGTACCCGAAGGTATAAGTAACAAACCTGCTTTAGTAGTATTCCTACATGGATCAGGAGAATGTGGTAATCCAAATAGTATGTTATATACAGGACTTCCTAAATTTATGAATAATGGTTCTCTAAATAACTATAATGCTATATTTATAGCACCTAACACTGCAAGTTGTAGTTGGTCTTCAGATGCCGCTAGTACAAAAGATTTAATTGATTACGTAGTAAAAGAATATAACGTAGACACAAACCATATAATAATAACAGGTCATTCCCTAGGTGGTAATGGTACTTGGAATATGATAAGTAAATATCCTGGGTTCTTCAGTGCAGCAGTCCCAGTAAGTGGATGTCCTGCAGGCAACGTATCAGATTATACTAATATACCTATAAGAAGTTACGTAGGAGCAAGTGAATCATCATATTATAAAAATTGTAATAATAATTATGTACCATCTATTAATAGTAGTGGTGGTAACGCTGAATACATATTAGTACCAAGTCCTAATGATAATCATGGTTCTGTAATTAATGTTTACGGAGATAGTGAACTAATTAACTGGATGCTTTCAAAGTAGCATCCTTTTTATGTTATAATAACTTTATAAGGTGATAGTATGGAAAAAGGAATGAGCAATTTAACTAAATATTTATTTAGATATTTAGAACCTGGTAAAGAAGAAGAAATGGATATCTATATAAGTGATGTATTAGATAGAGATTATCTGACATTAGAAAGTGATGAACAAGTATCAGAAGTATTTGGTGAAATGGCTGCTGAATTTACATCAAATTTATCATATCAAGAAGCTCTAAGCTTACGTTCATACACTGGTTTTTCTCATAAAGAAATTAATGCGTTATTAAGAGATAAATGGAATTATGAACAACATGGAAAACTAACTGACGAAAGAAGAAACGAATATACAGAAACAGGCCAAGAAGTAGAAAAAGTAGTATTTAAGTTTCCACCATTAGAAAGAAATATAAAAACATATAGAGGAGTAACACTAGCTCAATTTAGAGACTATGGAATATACTCTTTAGAAGACTTAAAAGCTATGGAAGGTAAATACTTCTATGATGGTGGATTTACATCAACATCCCTAGTAAGAAAAAGTTCTTTATATAACACAGAAGCTTTCCAAATAGGTAAAAGAAATATCGAAATAGAATATCTAATTCCAGAAGAATGTCATGATGGAGCACTTCTATTAGATGAATATACTAGTCACTATAAAGCAGAAAATGAATATTTAATAAATTCAAGTAGTTTAGTAAGAATAATATCTGTAGACATAGATAAAGAAAATAATACAGCGTTCTTAAGAGCTATATTAGTACCTAAAAAAATATGGGATCCTATGTCAGTTAAATATAGAGAAGAACAAACAAGAAAAGCTAAATAAAGGAGTCATCTTATGAAATACGATATATGTATATTTGGTGGATGCTCAGTAGACTTAATGTTCTATGAAAAAGAAGATGGAACATATAATACTAATCCAGATAAAATAGTACCTGGAGGAAAAGCCTCTAACCAAGCAGTAGCAGCATCTCGTGCTGGTGCTAAAGTAACTATAATAACTAGAATAGGTAAAGATAAAATAGGTGAAACTATCTATAATAATCTTAAATATAATGATGTAGATACTTCAAATATAGAAATGATTCCTAATCTAAAAAATGATTTCTCAGAAATCTACATAGATTTAGAAACTAAAGATAATGAAATAATTAGAAACACTTCATCAATTAATTCATTTACAGTAGATATGATAGAAAAATATAAAGATGTATTATTAAACTCAAGTATTATTGCATCACAATTAAAAGTACCTAAAAATGTGTCAGATAGTTTAATTAACTTTTGTTATGAAAATAATAAACCTATAATAGTAACACCGTGTAATCCAGATAAGTTATCATTAGATTTAATAGATAAAATAAGTATAATAACTGCTAATCAAAAAGAATGTGAAACTATATTTAAAACAACTAATATAGAAGAATGTGTTACTAAATATCCTAATAAGTTAATTGTAACTCTAGGTAAAGAAGGAGTTATATATCATGATGGAACTAATATAGTAAGACTTCCAGCTATTCTAAGTGATAATCTAAAAGATACAACAGGAGCAGGGGATACATTTAATGGTAATTTAGCATACTGTTTAACTCATGGTTATACTTTAAAAGATGCTATAGTAAGATCACAATATGCATCATCAATGAAAGTACAAGTACCAACAGCTCAAGCAGGAATGCCAGATAAAGAAGAATTAGATAAATATGTAGAAGACTTTAACAATTAAAGTCTTCTTTTTTATACCTTAAGTTCAAATAAGTTTACAAAATCACCCATTCCTGCAATAAAAGAACCAGACAAAGAAGCAAAATCTACACTAGTATTCATATTTATTTTAGATAAATCTCCATCTTCATTTTTAACTCCATTTAAGAAATTCAAACAAGGCATACCAGAAATACGTCCTGTCAAAATCTCTTTATTATATAAACTACTAATACTAAAATTATCTATCTTTTCTCTAGATACAATAAATTGTCCATCTCTCTTAGTAAGACCAGCAAATGTAACTAAGTAATCCTTTTCACCATTTTCATATACATAAATAGCAGATTCTGGTCCAGCAAATCCAATTTCTACTGTATTAGATAAAACAGCAGCACTAACTTTATCAGCACCACTAGTTAAAATAAGTTCTAAATCAATACCTTCATCTTCAAAATAACCATTCTCAATAGCCGCATATAGTGGTGCATAGAACAAACTATGAGTAACTTCAGCTAATCTTATTTTCTCTAATTTACTATCTTTATTATTGTCAAAACTTCCCAATAACCATATAGATACACCAATTATTAAGATAAAACTAACTATAATAATAATTCTATTTTTCAAAATATATCATCCTACCTTCATAGTATTATATTCTTATGTGCTTTTTTAGGTACCACATCCAAAAAGAAAAACTCAAAAAGCCATTTACACTTTAAGTAGATTTTGTTATAATTTATACATAATAAGCGAGGTGTGTATTGTGGCAGAATCAAAGCAAAATGTAACAATATTACTAGATAGATTATATAATTTAAAAGGCGAAGATAATGTATTAATAAGAGAAACAGAAGAAAGAATTGAGGCAGTACTAGCTAGAATTGCAAATATTGAAGCAACTATAGCTGGAGCACAAACTGAACAAGAAGAACAAGAACGTGGATTAAGTGTATTCCTACAACAAAAAAGTCTATTCGAAACTGCATTTGAAGGTTTAACAAACGAAACATTCTCAGCATTAAGTAGAATTGATGTTAATTTAGAAATGGGAACATTACTAACTCAAGTTCAAGAAAAATCTCCTGCATTTATTCAAGGCCTAATGGATACTATAGAAGGTATTAAAAACGATATAATTGGTTATAATTCAGAATTAGATATGGCTAACGAAGAATTAACTAATCTAAGAGGACAATTAGTAGTACATAACGAACAACGTGCTCAATTAGTTAGTTTATTAGAACAAAGTTTATCTACTGAAGAAATAGAAAGAGAATCATTAACAACTAGTTTTGTTAAAAGAGTACTTACTTCATTTGATGTATTTACTGTAGATGAAATAGCAAAACTAACTAAGATGATTATCTTCCCAGAAGATGGATTATACGAATATGATAGAGGATACGAAGAAAGAGTTGCTAAAGGATTAATCGGATATGTTGAAGATGAAACTCCATTAGTAGATCAAGCTCTTGATAACGATAATCAATCATTAGATATAGTTGGTGAAGGACTAACAGTTACAACTACTGGTGAAGAAGAAATATCACTAGAAGAATCAGGTGGAATCCCTTCAGTACTAGGTAGTGATGGTCAAATCAAATTAGATTTAAGCAAAATCGGTACTCTAGGTGAAGGCGAAGAAGAACCAATAGTAGAAGTAACTGAAGGAGAAGTAGTTGAAGAAGAGGAAGAAGTTGTATTAGTTCCTCCAGTAGTAACAGAAACTGGAACAGGTGAAGGTGAAGTAGTAGAAGACGAAACTACTGTAAAAAAAGATGATACAGTAGTAGAAGAAGAATTCGAAGGACCTCCAGTAGTACTTAACTTCCAACAAATCGAAGAAGCTGACTTAGAAAAAGGAGTTATTCCTCCAGTAGTAGAAGGCGAAGAAGTACCAGCAGAACAACATGCTGCAGAAGGAACTGACGTTCCTGCAGAACATACTGATGAAGAAGAAAGAATAGAAGAAATTGCTGCTGAACTAGAAGATGTAGTAGTTACTCCTCCAGTACAAGAAGAAAAATTCGATGATACAAGAGTAAAAGCATTCATAGAAAGAATTGGCTTAGATATAAATAATTTCCCTAAAGTAAATAAAGAATCTTTAGTAACAATCCTAAAAGAAATAGATAGTGCTGAAGAAGAAGTAGTAGAAAGAAATTATGAAATACTAAGAAGTATAAATCTAGATGACGAAGCATACAAAATGCGTTTTGGTCACATGTATATAACAGATGTAGACTTTAGTAAAAAAATAACATTACTAAGAGCAAAAAATATATCTGAACAAAAAATCCAATCAATGATAAAAGACACAAATAGTGGTCTAAGAGTATCATTCGCTGATATGGAAAAAAGAATTCAATCAGTAGAAAACTTACATGGTAAATTAGATGAAGATAATATCTATCTAATATGTAAGGATGTATCTAAATATGAAGAAAATATTGATACACTATTAAGATATGGTATTGATATAGATAATAAAGAATCAAGAAATCATTCAGCAATACTATTTGAAAGTTTAAATATTCCTGCAAATGCAGAAATATTAAAGAACTATATAATTAGTATCTTAAAGAGTAATGGAAAATATGCTCTTGGAGTATTCTGGAAGAAACCTGAAGAATTACTTGCTGATATCGATGCTTTAATTGAAGCAGGATTAGAAAATGTAATAGCAACTCATCCAGAAATACTTGGAATGACAGCTTCAAGTATTATTAAGAGAGTTAAATGGTGTGAACAACATGGACATCCAGTATTCAGTGATGACCTACGTTCAGAACCATGTGATTATATAATGAAATCTGATAGATTCAAAAAAGAATTTGATTATCCAACTGATCTACCAGATTTAGTTGATAAACAACAAACTAACGATACATTAGTAGAAATAATTGGAAACTCTGATTATATTGAAATACTAATGAATACATTAGATGAATACTATAGTAAAACTGATAGTTATGCTACTCCAGAAGTAGTAGAATCAATGAAAGAACGTTTCGAAGAATTCAGTCATTACCTAGAAGACAATGCAAAAGCTGAGTTAGTAGGTAAGTATACATATAAAGTAGATGGTGTATGTATCTGTAAGAATAAATTAGAAAGAAACATTGCTATTATACTTAATACACTTGCTGCAGCAAACCAACCTACATTAGGTGTAGAAAGAGAAATAGTATTAGTTTCAGCATTATATAATAGTGGATTATCTGGGGAAGAACTTCAAAAAGTTGTAGGTTCTTGCTTGGGTTTTAGTCAAGCTGCACAGGAGGTAAAACTATGATGTATTTAAAAGATTTAGGATTCGAAGAAGATGTAATAAATTCATTACTTGAAGAATTACCAAGTGGTGCAGTAGAAAAAATAACTGAACACGAAGAAACAATAACAGCTAACATAAATTATTTAAAAGATTTAGGAATATCAAACTATGTAGAAGCATTCGTAAGATTTTACAATATGTTCTTACTAGAACCATCATCATTTGATGAAATATTCTCAAAATATGATAAAGATGATCTAATAGTTAAATTAGAAAAAAATGTAGCTATTATGGAATACCTATAAGAAGATGGATTTATCCATCTTTTTTAATTAAAAACAAATCGAATAAAAGTTCGTTTTATAAGTAAATTATATACCTACTTAACTAAGATACATGATATAATTATGGAAGAAAGCAGGACACAACATGAATTTATTAAACGGACTTAATGACAAACAAAAAGAAGCAGTGCTTCACATCGATGGACCATGCCTTGTAATAGCAGGAGCAGGTTCAGGAAAAACAAGAGTATTAACAACAAGAATAGCTAACTTAATTGAAAATGGAATACCATCTTATAATATATTAGCTATTACGTTTACAAATAAAGCTGCTAAAGAAATGAAAGAAAGACTAGAACGTATTGTCCCAGATAACAATGCATTTGTAGGAACATTCCACTCGTTAGGAGTAAGAATAATAAGAGAAAATGCTCCTTTACTTGGTCTTGATAGAACATTCTCTATAGTAGACAGTGATGATGTCGTATCAATTATAAAAAAAATAATGAAAGACAAAGGATTCGATCCTAAAATGACATCACCAGCTTATATTAGAAATAAAATAAGTAACATAAAAAATGAAATGCTATCTAGTAATGACATAGCTAAATTCTATAACACACCACAAGATAGAGTAGCAGAACAAGTATATTACGAATATATTGAAGTACTAAAGAAAAATAACGCAGTAGACTTCGATGACTTACTAAGACTACCTGTTCAACTATTTATAGAACATCCAGATGTATTAGAATCATACCAAGATAGATTCAAATACATACTGATAGATGAGTATCAAGATATTAATGAGGTACAATATAAACTAAGTAAACTACTAGCAAAGAAATATAAAAACATCTTTATAGTAGGAGATCCAGATCAATCAATATATATGTTTAGAGGAGCTAACTTCCGTAACATCTTAAACTTTGAAAAAGATTATAGTAATGCACTAGTTATTCCTCTAGAAGAAAACTATCGTTCTACTAAATATATTTTAGACGCAGCTAACTCAGTAATAAAAAATAATAAAGAAAGAAAAGATAAAACACTATGGAGTAGTGTTGGTGAAGGATGTAAAACTAAATATCTAAGAGCATATGATGGTAAACATGAAATACAACTAGTACTAGATGAAATAAAAAGATTATTAGAAAGCGGTTATCAAAAGAAAGATATAGCTATTCTATATCGTACCAATGCACAATCTCGTCTAGTAGAAGAAATGTTCTTAAAATCAAACATGCCATATAAAGTAGTAGGTAGTTATTACTTCTATAATAGAAAAGAAGTTAAAGACTTAATTTGTTACTTAAGATTAATACTTAATAACCATGATGAAATAAGTCTTAGAAGAGTAATAAACGTACCTAAAAGAGGTATCGGAGATGCTACTATCTCTAGATTAGAAGATGAAGCAAAAGAACAAAACACTTCTATGTTCGAAGTAATATCTAAAGGAAAAGAACTTACATTCAAAGAACTTATTCTTCACTTAACTAAAGAAAGTGAAAACTTATCTTTAACAGAATTAATCGATTTAATTCTAACTGATACAGGAATGCGTGAAGAATACGAAGCAGAAAAAACAATGGAAAGTGAAAGAAGATTAGAAGTACTAGAAGAGTTCAAATCTATTACTAAATCATTCGAAGAAAGAACTGGTTCAGTATCACTTTCAGACTTCCTAGAAGAAATAAGTTTAATAGCAGATGTAACAGAACATAAAGAAGATGAAGATGTAGTTACATTAATGACAATGCATAGTGCCAAAGGACTAGAATTCGGAGTAGTATTCTTAGTAGGAATGGAAGATGGAATCTTCCCACACCAAAATTCGTTCTGTGAAGAAGGTGGCCTAGAAGAAGAAAGAAGACTATGTTACGTAGGCATAACAAGAGCCAAAGAAAAACTATATATCACAAATGCTAAAAGAAGAACTCTATATGGTAAAGATGTAATGAACTCCCCAAGTAGATTCATTAAAGAAATAGATCAAGAACTACTTGAAGTAGAAAATGAAAAAATGATGCCAGAAGAACAAATAAATAGAGAAGCCCTATATCACAATGAAGGAGAAGTAGAATTCCATGAAAACGATATAGTAATGCACATGATATATGGTAGAGGAGTAGTAATAGAAGTTGTAGGAAACTTCATTACAGTAGCTTTTGCTAAAAACTTTGGAATAAAAAAATTATTAAAAAACCATAAAAGTATAAAGAAAATATAAGAAAACAAGAAAGAAGGAATATTATGGAATTAGTAGTAATGGCAGCAGGAATGGGTAGCCGTTTCGGAGGATTAAAACAAATAGAACCAGTAGGACCAAATGGAGAATTTATCTTAGATTATTCAATCTACGATGCAATGCAAAATGGTTTTGACAAAGTAGTTCTTATTATCAAAGAAGAACACCTAAATGACTTCAAAGAAACAATAGGTAAAAGACTAGAAGGAAAAATACAAGTAGAATATGCTTTCCAAAAAAATAGTACACTTCCTAGTGGGTTTGAAGTACCAAGTGATAGAGTTAAACCTTTAGGAACAGGACATGCTCTATACTGTACAAAAGAATATGTAGATGGACCTTTAGCAGTAATATCTGCAGATGACTTCTACGGTGGAGATGCATTCAAAGTACTTGGAGACTCACTAAAAAATACTGAAGATTATAGTGTAATTGGATACCATATTGGTAACACAATTCCTGAAAACAACTCAGTAAAAAGAGGTGTATGTTTCACACAAGATGGTAAACTTACTGACATTATTGAAAGTAAAGTAGAAAGAATAGATGGAGTAATCCATGGTGAACCACTAGATGGTAGAGAACCATATACAATGGAAGAAGATCATCCAGTATCAATGTTAATGTATGGTCTTAGAAAAGATATATATGATTATATGGAAAAAGATTTCAAAGAATTCTTAGAATCAGGACCAGACCTAAATACATGTGAATACTTCTTACCAACAGTACTAGACCACATGATGAAAGAAGGTTTAGAAATAAAAGTATTACCAACAAAAGCACTATGGAAAGGTGTAACATATAAAGAAGACTTAGAAGAACTAAAAGAACATATAAGAAAAGCAATAGAAAATGGAGAATATCCAGAAAACCTTTGGGGGTAATTTATGAATCCAAAAGAAAGAATAGAAGAATTAGTTAAAAAACTAAATCAAGCTAACGTAGAATATTATCTACATGACAATCCAACACTAACAGACAACGAATATGATAGTTTACTAATGGAACTATTCCGTCTTGAAGATGAATATCCAGAATATAAACTACCAGAATCACCAACACAAAATGTTGGAACTAAAATACTAGATCAATTCGAAAAAATAACTCATGGTACACCAATGTTCAGTTTAGCTGATGTATTTAACGAAGAAGAAATCGAAAACTTTGTAACAAGAGTAGAAAAAGAAATAGACAATCCAGAATTTGTTTGTGAACTAAAAATGGACGGTCTAGGAGTTAATCTTACATATAAAGAAGGACTACTTATATCAGCAGCAACTAGAGGTGATGGAGTAGTTGGTGAAGACATCACTAATAACTTCAAAACTATCAAATATGTACCAATAAAATTAAACGAACCAATTGATTTAGAAGTACGTGGAGAAATCTACATGACTAAAAAAAGCTTTGAAGAAGCAAATAAAAAGAGATTAGAAAATGGTGAAGAACCATTCCAAAATCCACGTAATGCAGCAGCAGGTTCAGCAAGACAACTAGATAGTAGAATAGCTAAAGAAAGAAAACTAGATACAGTACTATATCATGTACCTAATACAATAAACGATACACATAGCGAGACACTAGAACACTTAGCTAAACTAGGATTACCAACTAATCCAAACTACAAACTATGTAAGAATTTCCAAGAGATAAAAGAGTTTATTGATGAATACGCAGAAAAAAGACCTAACTTACCATATGAAATAGATGGTATAGTAATAAAACTAAATGATATAGCAGGTCAAAGAAAAATGGGAAATACTGCTAGATACCCAAGATGGGCAGTAGCATACAAATTCCCAGCAGAAAAAGTAGTAACACAACTAGAAGATATAATATTTACAGTAGGAAGAACAGGTCAAATAACACCTAATGCAGTACTATCACCTGTTAAAGTAGCAGGTAGTACTATAAGAAGAGCAACTCTTCATAATGAATCATACATTAGAGAAAAAGACCTACGTATTGGAGACTTCGTAGTAATCCATAAAGCAGGAGATGTAATACCTGAAGTAGTAGAACCAGTACTAGAAAGAAGAAAAGATGTAAGAATTCTAGAAATGATAACATCTTGTCCTATCTGTAATACACCATTAGTAAAATCAACATCAGGTATAGATGTATTATGTCCAAACAACCATTGTCCAGCACGTAAAATAGAAGGACTAATCCACTTCGTATCACGTCCAGCAATGAACATAGATGGTCTAGGAGATGCAATCATCGAAGACTTCTATAATATGAACATAATAACTAAAATAGAAGACGTTTATAATCTACATACAAAAAAAGAAGAACTAATAGAACTAGAAGGATTTGGTAATAAAAGTGTTGATAACTTATTAACATCAATCGAAGCAAGTAAATCTAATTCATTAGAAAGATTACTATTTGCCATAGGAATAAATGGTATAGGAGCTAAAACAGCTAAAGTACTAGCAAAGAAATATGAACACATAGATAATCTAATAAATGCTTCTAAAGAAGAACTTACAAACATCAAAGATATTGGAGAAATACTAGCTAATAACATAGTATCTTACTTCCAAGATGATAAAAATAAAGAACTAATAAATAATCTAAAAGAACTTGGTATTAACATGGAATATAAAGGAGAAAAAACTTTAAACAACACATTAATATCAAATAAAAAATTCGTTATAACAGGAACAATAAGTTTCATGTCTCGTGACGAAATAAAAGCTCTACTAGAAAAATATGACGGTACAGCAGTAGATTCAGTTAGTAAAAAAACAGATGTAGTAATAGTAGGCGACTCTCCTGGAAGCAAATATGATAAAGCATTAAAACTAGGTATTGAAATCTGGAACGAAGACAAACTAAAAGAAGTTATAGATTCACTATAACTTCTTTTTTTATTTGGTATATGTGTGTAAAGTACACTTCATATTTAGTACACCTCTTGATATAATATAACTTATTAAAAGGAGGGTTTAGAAATGAGGGATAAAAGATTTATCCATTATTTAGAAAAAAACTTTTATAATCAGATATACAATGCAGTATCAGATTATATAGAAAGGAATAGAAACAACGTAAGGTATACATGTAGCCTACAAGATTTATATTTTAATAAAATATGGTTAGGTGACGATGAAGATTGTAAATTCTATGGTTTAATTAAAGTAGATGTAATAATCAAAAACAAAGACGATGATTATGAAGATGGTCATAGAGAGCCGTTCTTTGTAAAAATTCATGCAGACCTTTGTAATATCAAAAAAAGCTTTAAAGTAGTTTATGTAACTGAAGAGCATGAAGAATTCAAATTTAAACTTAAAGATAATTTTTTACCATATTATGAAAGTAATGATTATGAGAACGTAGCAAAATCATTCTTAGAAAGATACTATCCAGAATCATTTTCTACAAGTGAATTTGATGTAAAAACTTTATTAGAAAATATGGGATTATCTTTAAAGACAGCAAGACTAACATCAGAAAACTGCATATTCGGTTTAATTGCATTTGAAGATATAGAGATAGATACATATAACATTTTAGGTAAGCCAATAAAAACAAAAGTAAAAGCAAATACTATAATAATAGATGCAATTTGTAAAATGAAGTTAAGTTTTCAAGACAAAGACTTATTTACAATAATACATGAATGTGTACACTACTATATACATAGAAAGTTTTATTATTATAAGAAATTATTTAATAAACAACCAGTTGTATCGAAATGTCATATCGCCGACGAATACAGTCACGATAATGACATTAAATGGTTAGAAATACAAGCCAACAAAATAGCAGCAAGAATATTAATGCCACTTAATAAAATAAAACTATCAATCGACTACTTTTTAAAAAGTCATGAACTAGTGGTAGCTGAAGATTATCTAAAAATGCTAGATCATTTAAAGTCAGTATATAAAGTATCATATGATGCATTAAAAATGCGTCTAAAAGACTTACAATACAACAAACTAGTAGGAATTAAAGAATACATAAACGGAGAATATTTAAGACCATATATCTTTAGTGAAGCAATTCAAAACAACGAATCATTTAGCATCAGTAGAAAAGACTTTATAATAATGTCGTTTGCAGATAAAACACTCAGAGAAATTCTAAGTCAAAACTCTTATTTATATGTAGAAGGACATGTATGTTTAGATACCCCTAAATATATCAATAAGGATGGAAATAAGTTCTATTTAACAGACTATGCTTTAAATCATATAGATGAGTGCTGTGTAAAATTCGAATATCATTATGTAGTAACACCCCTTTATGAAGATCCATACAGTTTAATGCACTGCAGAGTACCAAGTTACATAAATACAAGCGTATCATGTACAGGGTTTAAAGTAAAAGAAGGAATAGAAGAGTATATAGTTCAACATCAAGAATACATAAAAGAAATGGTAGATTACAAAGACAATTTACCAGAAAGTTTTAGCGAAACATTAAAGATATTAATAAAAGATTACGCTAAAATCGAAGTAGGAAAAGGAACTCAAATAGATGCATCATTAAATGCAAATATAGATTATTCAACAATACAAAGATGGATTAGTAAGAAAACAAATCCTAAACCACTACAATTATTGAAGTTTTGTATAGGTTTAAAAATACCAAAAGAAATCAGTGAAGAACTATTTAGAAAAGCTAGAATAGAACTTACAAATAATTCTCCAGAAAGCATATTCATCAAACAAGCTTTAACATATATGCTTGGAGATGATGTATATAAACTTGAAGAAGAGTACTTAAGAATGTTAAAAAAATAAAAATGAATAGAAATATTCATTTTTTTTATGAAATTTAATTCACTAAGTGCCTTATTTATTTCCCTTAAATTATGAACAAAAAATTTGTTAAATAAGTAAAAAGCCCGAAAAATGGGCAAAAAAATATTGCACGCCGTATAGTTACGACAAATTAAAAAAAGTCATATACTCATGCCAGTTGAAGGAGGAAAACTCATGAAAAAATTACGGCATTAATAACAATGGCCATTAGGATTCGTCAATGAGGCGATTTAAATTCGCTAAATAAGCGAGTGACAATTAGTAGAAGAAAACTTATTCTTGATTTAGAGAAAGGCCAATCTCCAAGAAAATCAGTAAGTAAATAAAGAAAAAAAGTTTCTAAAAATTAGATAAAGAGGAGGAAAAAATATGGAAACAGAAATCTTTAATTCATCAAATGAAACAACATCAAGTACTACGTGGTACGATCAATACTTCACTGAAGTAGAAGAAGGGCTAAATATAGTAGCACATAATATAGAAGCTACTTGTATTACATCTAGTAACAACAAATTTAGTTTGGATTCTAATGGAAACTTAACGGTTAATAGCATTAACATAGCAGATGCAAATAATAATACGTTGAGCTTCGAAGCGATAATGAATCGCATTTATCCAGTTGGAACAGTATATGAAACAACAGAGGATGTAAATCCAGGAACACTGTTTACAGGAACTTGGGAAAAGATAGAAGGAGTATATCTTGTTGGAGCAGGAACTTATACAGATAGCGCAAATGTTAGTAAGACATTTACAGCAGGCGCTACAGTGGGTGCTTGGAACCATACACATACAGTCCCTAAACACAATCATGGGTTAAGTGATAAAGGGTACGCCAAAACTTATTTCGGAGAGACTAACTTCTATGCGAAGGACTTCGAAACAAGCAACTGGACAGGTAATGCCAGAAAAACAGTTAGTGGTTCAAACAGTACATCGTCTAGAACATGCAACTATGGTACTGGCTTAGGTGGAACAACAAATGATAAAGCAGAAGTAACTTCAGGAAGCACTTATCATGTTAATCCATCATACGTAGTCCACATATGGAAAAGAATAGCGTAGGAGGAATAAACATGAACAGCAAAATAGAACTAAGCGAATATAATTCGTCAAATTCAAAAGTATATCTTAACGGAGATGGAACAATCTCCGTAGAGATATACGATCAAAACATAAATGATGGTGGAATAATGACTCTATCAGATG